GAAAAGGTAAAAGTCGTGGTGGAGGAGCAGCTGAAAGAGGCACTAAATTTACTGGCGTTTATTAGGGGCTATTATGGGGATCGCAAGTCTTATTAAAAAACTGCAAGAAGGGGGAAGTTTTCTTAGAAACAAAGCAAGAACCCTTATGTCGCCTGCAACACAAGTTAGAAACCTGGAGGAGCAGCGTTCTATTCGGGAAGACGCTATAAAGGCAAGAACCCTTATGTCGCCTGCAACAAAGGCTAGAAACCAAGCATCAGCTGATTTTTGGAGCCTAGCACCAGCTAAGGACTATGTATCACAAAGATACGTTCCTAACGCTATGCGTAAAACTAGAACGGACGAAGGTATAGAGTTTTTTAAAAAGCAAGACGACATTATGTCGAAGGGAGTGGGAATTGGTGCAAGACAGTTAGATGAAATCGCAAATAAGAAGATCGCTGAAGGACAAGCATTAATAGATCAACTTCAAAAAATGGATCCCAGATTTGCAAGTTTACCAGCAGGCAAAAAACAGTTCCAGAGAATAGCCAGTGAACTTGAAGACTTAGAAAAACTACAAAGAATATTGAACATACAAGCAGACCTAGCAGACAATGCTATAGATGCCAGAAGAATTATGGAACAAGCTTACCGAGCAGAAAAAGTAGCGGGGCTAATGAAAGGTGCGCTAGTTGCTGGTGGAGCAGGACTGGGTGGTATGTATGCTGGAGCCAAACTACAAAAGATGAACCCTGATTTTCTACCCGATCCAATGGAAACACCAGATGAGGCAGTAGATAAAATGATGGAAGAGAATTTTGGACAGAAAGTAGCAGGGTTTTTAATTGATATGATTTCTCCAATCCCAACAAGGGAAGACGCTCCTAATCTTTATACAACACCAAGTTATATACGCAAACAAAGAAATAAATAATGGCACAAGGCAATAAACCAACTAATATAGAACGTTTATCAGATCTAATTGACTTAGAAGTTGCAGACGGTGAAGAAGTTCAAATTGAAGAACCTTTAGAAGCAGAAGGGGATATAGCAATTGAGTTATCGGATGCAGGAGCAGAGATAAACTTTTTCCCAGATGAAGAAATAATAGACACCACTCCTTTTGATGCAAACCTAGCAGAGTATTTAGAAGACGGAGAATTAGGCGCTATTGCTAATGCTTTAATTGGAGAGTTTGAAGATGACAAAGGAAGTCGTTCGGAATGGGAAGATGCCTATGTCAAAGGATTGGACTTACTTGGTTTCAAGTATGAGGACAGGGATCGTCCATTTCCAGGTGCTTCTGGTGTAACGCATCCGTTATTGTCTGAATCCGTTACTCAGTTCCAAGCACAAGCATTTAAAGAACTACTACCCCCCAAAGGCCCAGTTAAGACAAGAGTCATGGGGAATGAAACAAAAGAGACAGAGGAACAAGCAAGAAGAGTCCAAGAGTTTATGAATTACCAAATAACAACGGTAATGGATGAATATACACCTGAAATGGACCAATTATTGTTTTATTTGCCCCTTGCAGGGACCTCATTTAAGAAAGTTTATTATGATGCTAGTAAACAAAGAGCAGTTAGCACATTTGTACCCGTTGAAGATCTAGTTGTTCCATATACCGCAAGCGATTTGGAAACATGTGAACGCATTACACATGTGGTCAAAATGACCTATAACGAAGTTCGTACACAACAATTAGCGGGATTTTATAGAGATATTCCACTACAACCATCAGAAACAGGCATTAGCAATGACTCAACGGATAAACAAAACGAACTAGAAGGAATTAGACCAGGCTCAAATGAAATGATGTATGAACTATTAGAGTTTCATGTATCAATGGACATACCTGGCTTTGAAGATCCAGATGGCTATCATCTACCGTTTATAATTACAGTGGATAGAGCATCAGGACAAGTGCTTGCTATACGTAGGAACTACAGAGAAGATGATCCATTAAAGACAAAGATTCAATATTTTGTTCACTATAAATTCTTACCTGGTCTTGGGTTCTATGGCTTTGGTTTGATACACATGATTGGTGGACTATCGAGGACAGCGACTGGTGCGCTTAGACAGTTGATTGATGCAGGTACGTTAGCTAATCTTCCTGCAGGGTTCAAGGCCCGTGGACTAAGGATCAGGGACGACGAAACTCCGTTAGAGCCAGGAGAGTTTAGAGATGTAGATGCCCCTGGTGGAGCATTAAGGGATGCGTTGGTTCCACTTCCTTATAAAGAGCCTTCAGCTACATTAATGCAATTACTAGGCTTTTGTGTAGAGGCAGGACAAAGATTTGCTTCAATTACTAATCTACAAGTTGGAGAAGGGAATCAAGAATTACCAGTGGGTACAACCATGGCTCTATTAGAGCAAGGTACAAGAGTAATGTCGGCTGTCCACAAAAGATTACACTATGCACAAAAAACAGAATTTAGAATACTATCAAGACTATTTTCAGAATATCTACCTCCAGTTTACCCATATCAAGTAGTTGGTGGAGATCAAGCCATTAAACAAACCGATTTTGATAACCGTGTTGATGTAATACCAGTAAGCGATCCTAATTTCTTCTCAATGAGCCAACGTATTACATTAGCACAACAAGAATTACAGTTAGTGCAAAGTAATCCAGAAATACACAATATTAAAGAATCGTATAGAAGAATGTATGAGGCATTAGGTTCAGAAAACATTGATGCGTTATTTGTTCCCGATCCACCACCACCCGCTCCTGTGGATCCCGCGCAAGAGAATAGTGCGGCTTTGATGGGTGCACCCTTAACAGCTTTCCCCGATCAGGACCATATGACACATATTGAGGTGCACCTATCCTTTTTAGAAACTGGAATTGCTCTGGCTAATCCGATGACACTAAGTATTTTAGTGGCACATATCTTTGAGCATATTTCTCTAGAGGCACAGAATTTAGCAGATAGACAAATGCCAGATCCAATGCCTCAACAAATGCCTCAAATACCTCAAATGCAAGAAGGAGGGATGATGCCACCCCCACCAAATCCTCAGAAGGCTGCTTTGAAAGCAAAATTAGAGTTACAGTTAATTGAACAATTAACACCAAGACTGAAAGAAGTTATGGCGCCACCTGATGATGGTGTGGTAGCATTGAAGCAGCAAGAGTTACAAATTCGTGCGCAAGAGAACGAAGATGATAAAATGATTGCTGAGAAGAAACTGGAGCTTGATGAAGCCAAGTTAATTCAGAAGGATCAGTCAGAAGAAGAGAAGATAAAATCGCAAGAGGATATAGCAGCGTTAAAAGCTAGTGTAGAAAGAGAACGTATGAGACAAGAGAAAAAGTCAGGAAGTAAAGACTAATGAGCATAGTTGATTTTGTGAAAGGAATTCCACCTAGAGAAGGCAGTGGTCCTTCTAGGGATGATTTTATGTCAATTGGTGGACCAGTACAAAGTCCTAGATCAGATGCTGACATACAAGCTTTAATAGATAAAGCACTAGCAGGTCTAGATCGCCCTAACTTTAGGGATGATTTTATGTCTATTAATCGAAGGTTAGATGAGCTTTCTAATAGACCAAGATTTGACCCATCAGATATACAGTCACAGTTAGCAGGTTTACAAGAGCAAGTCTCAGGTTTTACTCCTTATGACCCATCAGGTTTACAGTCACAATTAGCAGGTTTACAAGAACAAGTTTCAGGCTTTACTCCTTATGACCCATCAGGTTTACAATCACAACTAGCAGGTTTACAAGAGCAAGTTTCAGGCTTTACTCCTTATGACCCATCAGATATGCAATCACAATTAGCAGGTTTACAAGATCAAGTTTCAGGCTTTACTCCTTATGACCCATCAGGTTTACAGTCACAATTAGCAGGTTTACAAGATCAAGTTTCAGGCTTTACTCCTTATGACCCATCAGATTTACAGTCACAATTAGCAGCTATGCAAGCTCAATTTGACACTTTTTCTGCACCTCCACCTCCACCTCCACCAGACGATCGGGATGATTTTATGTCAATTGGTGGACCAGGAGGAGGGAAACCTGATCCTACAGGAGGTAGTGAGCCTGATCCTACAGGAGGTAGTGCAGGAAGCAGTGGTCCTACAGAAAGCCAGTTAAATGAATTTCTACAAAATTTTTTCGGAGACCTTTTTGGAGGGACATACGAGAGATACGATATGCCAGGTAATGGACAAGAACCTCCGCCTCCGCCTCCGCCTCCGCCTAATTATCAAGATTACAGTATAAACGTGTCTCCTCAAGGATATAATCCTTATTTAAGTGGACAATATCAATCAACACCATATGGCAATGCTGGAGTACCTAACATGGGTGGTATAACTACCATTCCAGTACCTGCTTCATATCAAGCACCGAGGACAATGACATAGACTTACTACAATTCGCGACAGCTGTTACGCGCGCCATCGAACAAAAAGAGCAGCAAATCCAGCAAATAATGGCCAATGGAGAAGTTAAAGATTGGGAGCATTATAAGAATCTTACTGGACAAATAGAGGCGCTTAACTACCTTCGCGAAGAAATTAGAGCTTTATTAAAAAATCAGGAGATAATTAGTGACTAATGCGCAACCCCTTCCCATGGAAGAAAAATGGAAAAAAGAAAAAGAAGAAGCCTCTGCTTTGGAAAAGGTATATGAAGGTCAAAAGAAAAAGGGAGAGGCTGGGTTTTTAAACCCAGATAAACTAGACTCAGAACTATTAGACCAATTACCAGAACCAACTGGATGGCGCATAATGATTTTACCTTACAGAGGTCAAGGACAAACTGACGGAGGAATTGTCTTAACTAATGAAACAGTTGAGAGACAACAAGTTGGAACAGTGCTTGGCTATGTATTGAAAGTAGGACCACAAGCCTACGACGGAGAAAGATTTTCTACTGGACCTTGGTGTAAACCTGGAGACTGGGTATTAATCGGAAGATACGCAGGATCTAGAATTCATATCGAGGGCGGAGAAATAAAACTACTGAACGATGATGAAATCATCGCTACAGTGCCAGACCCAGAAGCAATTCTGCATCAATTTTAAACATGGAGGAACCATGCCTAAACATAAACTAAACTATAATGCCGCTGAAGAATCAGTACCCATAGATACTACGGGACCCGAAGTCGATGTTGATGTCGATGAGGATCCTGTATTACCAATTAATCCAAAACAACCTGAAAAACCTTTATTAGGAGGAGAAGAAAATGAACTTCCTAAAACGGAGGAAGAAGCTCCTACTGCTGTAGTAGCTTCTCCAGAAGAAGTCGAGGATAAAGATGAACACGCTGAGTACAGTAAAAGTGTTAAAAAACGTATTGATAAACTCACAGCAAAACTAAGAGAAGCCGAAAGACGAGAAAAAGCAGCAACCGAATACGCACAAAATGTGCAAACCGAAAATAGATCTTTACAACAGAGAAATCAAACAATTGACGGAAACTATATTATTGCAGAAGCCAATAGAATAACCGCTGAAACAGAAGCAACAAAAAATTTATTAAAACGAGCTAACGAAGATCAAGATATAGATGCACAAGCACAAGCACAACAAAAACTAGCCACTCTTGCTGTTGAAGCCCAACGTGTACAGGCACTAAACCAAGAGCGCTCTGCAAAAGCAGGCGAAGTAACGGCACCACAACAATTTACACAAGAAGTCCCTATGGAGAGACCTCAAGAAGACTTTCCAGACCCAGATCCTAAAGCTCAATCATGGGCAGAAGATAATCCTTGGTTCGGAAATGATAGGGCTATGACCATGACTTCTTTTGTGATTCATCAAGACTTAGTGAATGAAGGGTTTGACCCAACAGGAGATGAGTATTATGATGAGGTTAATAAAAGAATTCGTACCGAGTTTCCTCATAAATTTAATGAAGAAACTCAGCAAGCGAACCGACCCGCTCAAGCGGTTGCACCAGCTAAACGCAGTGCAAAACCTGGGCGCAAAACTGTGAGACTCACACCGTCACAGGTAGCGATAGCAAATAAATTGGGTGTGCCTTTAGAAGAGTACGCGAAATATGTTGAATAACGTGGAGTTAACATGACAACAAAAAATAAAAAAACAGACGAAAACCGTCAACCACGCGAAGCCCAAACTCGCGAGAAACAAGCAGCGAGAAAACCATGGGCACCACCATCCGCATTGGATGCACCAAATCCTCCTGAAGGATATGTTCATCGTTGGGTGAGATTAGAAATAAGAGGTCAAGATGATCGTAAGAACGTCATGGCTAGACTTAGAGAAGGCTGGGAACCTGTGAGAGCAGACGAATACCCAGACTTTGAATCTCCAGTAATAGATGAAGGTAAATTTCAAGGAGTAATTGGAGTTGGTGGGTTAATTCTATGTAGGATTCCTATCGAAACTGTACAGGAAAGAGCCGAATACTTTGCACAGAAAACGCAAAGTCAAATGGACGCTGTAGATAACGATATGATGAAAGATGGAACTCATCCCACGATGTCTATCAATAGACCTGAAAGACAAACTCGCGTAACAATTGGTGGAACTCAAGGTTCTTCATCGAACTAAGGGTTCTTGATTTTAATTCTTGGAAACTAGAGAAAAATTAGATGGCAAACGTAGATAAAGCTTTTGGATTAGCCCCTTATAAAGGGCTAAACGTGGCTTCAGCCGTTCAGCAAGCTAATAAGTATAATATAGTAACTACAGGATATGGAACTTCCATATTCCAAGGTGATCTATGTATATTTGCAAGTGGTTTCATCAACAGAGCAGCAGCTAGTTCTGCTAACTTAGTTGGTGTATTCTCACATTGCTATTATGTAGCTACTGACGGAACACCTACCTTTAAGAATTATTATCCAGCCAGCACAACGGCACTTGGAAGTGGCGACATAGAATGTTATATCTATGACGATCCTAACCAATTATTTGTTGTACAGGCGGATGGTTCTTCTGGCCAAACAGCTATTGGCAGAAATGCTGATACTGATGGTATAGGTGGAAGCACAACTACAGGTGTATCTACTCGCGAACTAGATTCTAGTACCTTAGCAACTACTCAAGGCCTTCAGCTTAAAGTAGTAGGTGTAGTCCAAGACGACGTAAACGGAGATCTTAGTAGCGATAATGCAAACTTAGTTGTACAAATTAACGAGCACGCTTACAGAGGTCCTGTTGCTGGTACATAAGGAGTAATATAAATGGCAATTAGTAGAGCACAATTAGTCAAAGAATTGCTTCCAGGCCTTAACGCATTGTTTGGTCTTGAGTACGATAGATATGACAGAGAGCATGAAGAAATTTATGATGTTGAGTCAAGCGATCGTGCTTTTGAAGAAGAAGTAATGCTTACAGGTTTCAATACTGCACCAGTTAAGTCCGAAGGAGCAGGCGTTGCATTCGATCAAGCTCAAGAAGCTTTCACTGCACGCTATACCCACGAAACTATTGCCCTAGCTTTCAGTATTACTGAAGAAGCGGTCGAAGATAACTTGTATGACAGATTGTCTGCAAGATATACAAGAGCGTTAGCTAGGAGTATGGCGAACACTAAGCAAGTTAAATCTGCTTCAGTATTAAACCGTGCGTTCAACTCAAGCTATGTTGGCGGTGACGGAAAAGAACTTTGCGCAACTGACCACCCAACTGTGGGCGGTGCAAATCTGCGTAATGAGCTTTCAACCGCTGCTGATCTTAGCGAGACATCGTTAGAACAAGCGTTAATTGATATTGCAGCTTTCACTGACGAGCGTGGTTTAAAAGTAGCACTTCAAGGAACAAAGTTAATTATTCCTAAAGAGTTACAGTTCGTAGCTGATAGATTGTTGGAATCACCTGGTAGAGTTGGTACGTCTGATAACGATATTAACGCTGTTAGAAATATGGGCATGGTCCCTGAAGGCTATACAGTTAATCATTATCTGACTGACACCGATGCTTGGTTCATTAAGACTGATTGTCCGAACGGATTCAAAATGTTTGATCGTTCACCAATCAGAACTTCAATGGAAGCTGACTTCGACACTGGTAATGTAAGGTACAAGGCTCGCGAAAGATACTCATTCGGGTGGTCTGACCCCCGTGCTGTATTTGGCAGCCCTGGAGCATAACAGGCTAAATTCATATGGAACCCTGCGGGGGGTTTCTTACTCAACCCCGCATTTTATTCACACACCCCTTAATTTTCTGCTATACTCAAAGTCGGTCCGAGATAATTAGTCACATCAACTGACTCGGCAGACTGACTCCAAGATGATGTGGCAGTTTTAGTTAGGAGGAAAAAATGGCTAAATCAACTTTTTCAGGTCCAGTTCAATCATTGGCTGGGTTTATATCAGCAGGTAATGCTAATGTGGTCAGTTTAACAGCTGATACTTCATTAACAGTCGCTTCCCATGCAGGAAAGATACTGGTTACAAATGATGCAGACGGTAAATTTACTTTACCTAGTATCGTAGCTACAGCTCCTGGTAGAGATGACGATCCAAATCAAACTAATAATTTAGGTGCTACATTCACTTTTGTTGTTGTTACAGCAGCGACAGATATGGATATTTTAACTGATGGCACAGATAAGTTTGTTGGTGGTCTATATACTGGCGTAGATGATGCTACAGGTAAAACTTTTATATCTGGTTCATCTAATGATGTAATTACTATGAACGGTTCAACTAAAGGTGGACTTGCAGGTAGCATTGTAAGAGTAACAGCTATGGCATCAGCTAAGTATGCAGTTGAAGGACTAATACTTGGTTCAGGAACTATAGTTACACCATTTGCTGACGCTTAATAGGAGGTAAACATGGCTGATTCAGTCACAGGACCAACTATTCAGTATGACTACGACAAAAAATTAGTTACTTATTGTTCTGTATATTCGGATGGAAGTGGTAGTAGCACAACATTAGTTGATGTTTCTGCTCTGAATAAATCCACTACAGGCAGTAAATCATGCGACCACGTTGCCTTAAATAAGATTTGGTATAGCGTGAGTGGAGCCCCTGATGCACCAGCATCTTTAGATTGGGACGCCACAACAAATGTTACATTTTTAACATTGGCTTATGACAACTTCTTTGATTTTAGTGATATTGGTGGATTGGTAAATACAGAAGCATCTGGTTACACAGGTGATGTCTTATTAGTTATACCATCTACAGCGGATGCAGGTAATGAATACACCGTTTGGGCCGAATTTTTAAAATATTATGAAGCACCAAATAACTAGGAGATAAGATATGCCTGGATTAACACGTAGAAGAAATGCAATACAACATGGCGAGGACTGGAGTAAGAGTACAGAAGGTTACAAGGGCGGTGGTATTGTTCACGGAAAAAAAGGTAAAAAGAAGCATAAGACTGGTGGGTATTAATAAATGGCCACATCAGGGACAACTTCATTTGATCTGAGTGTAGATGAGCTTATAGAAGAAGCATATGAACGATGTGGTCTCGAACTTCGTACAGGGTACGATTTAGAGACTGCACGTCGTTCATTAAATCTATTAGTTGCAGAATGGGCAAATAGAGGGCTTAATCAATGGCTTATTACCAAAAGTAATTTTACAGTTGTTGAAGGAACAACTTCATATGACTTAGGCACAGATATAATTGATATAACATCTGCTGTTATTCAACGTGATAGCACTGATTATCAATTAGAAAGACTTAGTAGATCTGATTATCTTTACACTCCTAAAAAGAGCACCAAAGCAAGACCTACTCAATTCTTTTTGGAAAGACATATAACACCAAAGATATATTTATATCCTGCACCAGAAAATTCTACAGATGTAGTTTATTACTATGCTTTAACTAGAATGCAAGATGCTGGCGACTATACAAACAATATGGAAGCTGTCTTTAGATTCTTGCCTTGCATGACCGCTGGTCTAGCTTATTACTTAGCTATGAAGCGTGCACCAGATAGAATACAGTTATTAAAGCAAGTTTATGATGAAGAATTTGATAGAGCCGCATCTGAAGACATAGATACTGTAAGTTCTAGATTCTTACCTCCTAGGCAAGTAATTTAAGGAGAGGCTAATGGCCTTTGCAGCAGGAAAACATACATGGGCGATATGTGATACATGTGGTCAACGTTATAGATTAAAGCAACTTAAAGAACAGTGGGATGGGTTTATGGCTTGTCCTGAATGTTATGACTCTAAACAACCTCAATTAGACCCACCCCCAGTAGGCACTGACCCAGAAGCAGTATTGAATCCTAGACCAGATCGTACGGAACCAGTAGCAGAAGCATTGCTGGTAAATAATCCTTTCTTATCCACATCTGCAAGTGCCACGATTAAAGTCTTTGAAGATAATCATGGCAGAAGTACAGGAGACAAAGTTAGATTTAGAAACACAGAAGCTTTCGATGGTTTTACTACAGGAGCTTTAGAAGATCCTGATGGGTATTCCATTACTAAAGTAAATGATGATACCTACACTTTTAGTGCGATATCTGGGACAGGAACTTCTGGAAAACGAGGCGGAGGGGGATTAGTTTCTGTTGGACCCGCTCAAAGTTTATTGCCTTTAGATCCTTTTAGAAGTGGAGCAGCGGGTGCTAATACCATTATATCCGTTACTGAATTTAAGCATAATAGAACCACTGGTGATACAGTACGTTTTAGATCCACAGAAGCTTTTGATGGAGTAACAACTACTGTACTTGAGAGTGCAAGTGGATATACAATAACAGTAGTAGATACAAATGAGTATAATTTCACTTCAACAGGAACAGCTTCAGTAGGAGATGTAACTGGTGGTGGAAGTACAGTAACAGCAGGACCAGTATAATGAGCTTTACATATAGCGGACTAAAAACAGCAATTCAGAATTATGTGGACAGTTCTGAAACTACTTTTGTCAATTCTTTAGATACTATTATTAAAGAGGCAGAAGAACGTATTTTAAAAGATGTTTGGATAGATGAGTTTAGAAAGAATGTTACAGGTACAGCAGCATCAGGTAATGTATATCTTGGAATGCCAAGTGATTTTTTAGCACCATTTAGTTTAGCTGTTATTGATAGTAGTACCTATTATTACTTAAATTTAAAGCAAGTCAGTTTTATAAGATCTTATAAACCAGCAACATCTGGTTCAGTAACAGGTAGGCCTAAGTATTACGCAGAATTTGATGGAGATACTTTTATATTAGCTCCTACTCCAGACGCAAACTACACCTTTGAATTACATTATTTTTATAGACCAGCTTCATTAACAGCTGCTGGGGATAGTGGGACTACATGGCTCTCAGAAAATGCTCCTAATTGCTTATTGTATGGGTGTTTAGCAGAAGCGGCTATTTTTCTAAAAATGGATCCTCCAGAGATAGCTTTATACGAGCAACGGTTCCAGGACGGAATAGAAAGATTAAAAAATACTACTGAAGGTGCAGGTACACATAGTCAATATAGATACGACCAAGTAAGAATCCCAACTACATGAAACCAATTCCAGGACTAGAAGGTAAAAACATAGCAATAATTGCTATGGGAAATAGTCAACTCGACTACCATAAGATGACAACCCATAGTAAAAAGTTTGATGAAGTTTGGGCTATCAATGCCATGATAAGCGTAATAAAGAAAGTAGATAGAGCTTTTATTATGGACCCTGTAAGTAGATTCTTTGATACAGATGATGCAGGTAATATGACACAGATTATGCAAGAAACTCTACCGACTGTAGATTACCCAATTTATAGTTGTGAGTTAGACAAAAGAGTACCTGCATTACAAGAATATCCTATTGAAGATATAGTCACAGATTTAGGTTGTGGTTATTTTAGCAACACCATTGCATATGCCATTGCTTTTGCCTTATGGAATAAGGTTGGAAGTATTAATATGTTTGGAGCAGACTTTAGTTATAAAGGTAATTTACATTTTGCAGAACAAGGTAGAGCTTGCTGTGAGTTTTGGTTGGCAAAATGTATGGACAAAGGTATTATTGTGCAAGTTGCACTGACATCTGGACTTTTAGATGCTGATGTTCCAATACAGGAAAAAATGTATGGTTATCATCGACTAGAGGATCCATACGTAACTTATTATATTGATAACGAACTGAGGATTTGTAAATGGTCAGAAGTAGAGAAACAGCAAGCTATTCCTATAGGATTAGTTGGAAGAAAAGATGGTCAGGTTAAAGAAGGTTTAATTGTGGAGCCCAATAAATATTAATGTTTTCACTAGAATCAGATTTAACTGTCGGAAACCTGGGCGTTAAGACAACGAACCACAGGGGACATACAGTAGAGGAGGTCGCAGAAATGGCGACGAATAAAATAGTCTCTATTAGTGATGAAGCCCCTGCACCCATAAGGGCACAAGCACATGCTTTTAAAGAAGTATGCAAAAACGTGATTATGTATTACATGCAAGAAGCGATTAACAATCACATTTGTACAATATGTAATCAGTTAGAGAAACAAGGTCAAAAAGACCTAGCTGAAATTATTAGGAGACTGTAATGGCAATTACACAAGCAATGTGTACTTCTTTTAAAAGTGAACTTTTGCAAGCAGTACATAACTTTAAAGCATCTGGTGGTAACACCTTTAAATTAGCTTTATATACAAGCTCGGCTACTATGAGTGCTTCTACTACAGCGTATTCAACTAGCCAAGAAGCTACAGGTACCAACTACACGGCAGGTGGAGCGGCATTAACGAATGTTAATCCAACAACATCTGGAACAACTGCGTACACAGATTTTAGTGATCTGACTTTTGGTACTTGTACAATTACAGCAAGAGGGTGCATGATTTATAATGACTCTGCTTCAGGAGATCCTGCAGTAGCTGTATTTGATTTTGGAGGGGATAAAACCTCTACAGCAGGAAGCTTTACAATATCTTTCCCAACTGCTGACGCTAGTAATGCTGTAATTAGAATCGCTTAAGAGAGTTAGCCAATGGCTAATGTTAATGGATGGGGTAGAGGTGCCTGGGGATCAGGTGCCTGGAGTACCCCTTTATCCGTAGAACTAACTGGAGTAGCAGGAACAGGTGCTATAGGCACTGTTGTAGCAAATGGAGCTGCTTTAGTCGGTGTTTCTGGTTCTGCTTCCACTATTTCACAAGGAGAGGAAACAGTTAGTGGAGACGCTAATGTATATCCTACAGGTGTAGCAGGATCTTCAGCTTTAGGATCTCTAAGCTTAATAACAAATAACATAATAGCCGTTACTCAGAGTGCGAGCACAGGAAGTGTAGGCTCTTTAACAGCTACAGGAGTAGCAAATGTTTACCCAACAGCAGCTACATCAACGGGAAGTGTAGGCTCTTTAACGGCTACAGGAGTAGCAAATGTAAGTGTTAGTGCCGTTACAAGCACTTCAGCAATTAATAGTGTTACACCTACAGGTGGAGCAGTTATAAGCATAAGTAATGATGGCTTACTGAGTAATGGACAAATAGGGGATGTAACACAAACTGGTGAAGCTAATATATCTGTTACAGGAATAGCAGGAACTGGTGGTATTACCCAGCTATTAGTCTGGGGTATAATTGATGATTCACAAGATCCAAGTTGGACAGGAATTAGTGATTCACAAAGCCCTAGTTGGAGTGCTATTGATGATTCACAAGATCCAAGTTGGACAGGAGTAAGTGATTCACAAAGCCCTAGTTGGAGTGATGTAGATGATAGTCAAACACCAAATTGGACAGACATTGCAGCTTAAATAGTATATGATAAACTTTGCGGAGAATAAGACATGGCAACATACGTAAACGACCTAAGATTAAAAGAAATCGCCACTGGTGATGAATCTGGAACGTGGGGAACTTCCACTAATACAAATTTAGAATTAATTGGAGAAGCTTTTGGTAGCGGTTCTGAAGCACTTTCTGATGCTTCTACAGGAACTATTACTATGGCAGATGGAACTAGCGATGCAGCTAGAGCGTTGGCCCTTACCCTTACAGGATCTTTATCACAAGCGTGTACTGTAACTTTAGCACCTAATACAGTAAATAAATGCTGGATAATTCAAAACTCAGCGGGGGACACAGTAACAATTTCACAAGGTACAGGATCAAATGTAGTTATACCTAATGGTGGTATTAAAATGATTGTCGCTGATGGTGCAGGATCGGGTGCAGCGGTTACAGATGTCCTGGATTTAACAGGGGGAACAGGTAACGTAGGATTAGGAAGTGGAGCACTAGGGACCGCTTTAACGACAGGAACAGATAACGTAGCTATCGGAGATTCTGCAGGTGATGCCTTAACAACTGGTTCAGATAACACTTTAATAGGTGATAACGCTGGTGGCGCAATAACAACTGGTGGTGATAATACTGCGGTTGGCTCTGGCGCACTAGCTACTGAAGATGGAAATGGACAGAACGTAGCGGTAGGGTCAGCAGCATTAGCAACATTAAACGCTGGTGCAGATGCTGGCAATGTAGCGGTTGGCTATCAAGCATTAACTGCTGCAACTACTGGTGTTGATAATGTGGCAGTCGGTTTTCAAGCTGGTGATGCTTTAACAACAGGTTCAGACAATACAATAATAGGTGATGGAGCAGGGGGAGCAATAACAACTGGTTCAGACAATATAGCAATAGGGTCTGCTGCCCTGGATGCTGTGACAACGGCTTCAAACAATATAGCCATTGGCTCCAATGCTTTAGGAGCAAACACATCAGGTACGGACAACGTAGCTATCGGAGATTCAGCAGGTGATGCGATTACCACAGGTAATGATAACACCGCTATAGGTGATAATGCTTTAAGCGCTAATACAACATCAAATAATAATACCGCAGTTGGTAGTTCGGCATTATTAGTAAATACTGCTGCTAGTAACACCGCTGTGGGTTATTTGTCTATGTATGCTAATACAACAGGAACTGAAAATGTAGCCGTAGGTAAAAGTGCTCTAGCAGCAAATACAACAGCAGACGCTAACACAGCCATTGGGTTTAATACGTTAGCTGCCAATACAACAGGACACAGTAACGTAGCCATAGGTAAAGACGCTTTAGATTCAAACACCACTGCAAATCACAACATAGCTATAGGTGTTGACGCTTTACAGGCAAACACCACAGGAGCAACCAGTGTTGCTATTGGTGGACAAGCGCTAACAGCCAATACAACGGGGGGTAATAATGTCGCAGTTGGTTATCAAGCACTCGATGCGAATACCACAGCTAGTAGTAACACAGGAATTGGGTATCAAGCACTTAGCGCTAATACAACAGGTGCTAATAGTGTAGCGGTTGGTTATCAAACTTTAGATGCAAACACAACAGCAGATGGTAATACAGGAATTGGGTATCAAGCACTTAGCGCTAATATAACAGGCGCTAATAATGTAGCGGTTGGTTATCAATCTTTAGATGCAAACACAACAGCAAACGCTAACACAGCAGTTGGATATTCTTCATTATCCGCAAACACTACAGGTACTAGAAACACAGCTCTCGGTTATCATGCAGGATTAGCAGCAGATGCAAGTGATAATACTGTTATAGGTTATGCAGCAGGAGAGGCACTTACAACAGGTGCTTCAAATATAATTATTGGTAGTAAGTCGGGTCAAAGTTTAACTGTCGGTAACAACAATATAGTTATGGGTCTTGAAGCTTTAGATGCAGACACTAAAGGTGATAGGAATATTGCTATTGGTAGTCAAGCATTATCTGCACAAAATTTTACAACAAGCACAGATTCTTACAATATAGCTATAGGACATAGTGCTATGACTAGCAACACTACAGGTGCTCAGAATACAGCAGTTGGTGGTTTATCTTTAGATGCTAATACTACTGGTAGTTACAATACATCTTTAGGATATTTATCTTTATCAGGAAATACTACAGGACAACAAAATACTGGTATAGGTAGAGAGGCTTTATTAACTAATACAACTGGTAACTATAACGTAGCTATTGGTCAAGGTGCATTAGCACTTAACACTACAGCTTCAAACAACACAGCAGTTGGTTATGATTCACTTAAAGCAAATACCACAGGGGCAAGTAATATAGCTATAGGCTATCAAGCCTTAGACGCTAACACAACAGGAACTTGGCATACAGCTGTAGGTTTTAATGCACTTGGTGCAATCACAACAGGAAACAACGGAACTGCTTTTGGATATAATGCTCTAGCAGCCACCACTGTTGGAGATAATACAGCAATAGGAACACAAGCCTTATTATCAAATACAACAGGATCAAACAATACTGCTTTAGGTCAAAGCTCTTTAGATGCTAATACCACTGGTGATTACAACACAGGGTTAGGTGATAATGCTTTAGGAGCAAACACCACAGGTGCTTCAAATGTTGCTGTTGGTAAAAACGCATTAGTTGCTAACACTACAGGCGGTGACAATACAGCTGTTGGTAGTTATGCTTTAGATGCCAACACAACTGGTGGTGAAAATACAGCAGTTGGATATAACTCTTTAACATCTAACACAACTGCTTCTTATAATACTGCAGTAGGTAAAAATTCACTAACTAATGCTACAACTGCTGCAGCCAACGTAGCAATAGGTTATCAAGCGATGTCATCAGGAACACAAGGAGACTATGGTGTAGCTGTTGGTCATAATGCTCTATACACTAATACAGGTGATAGTAATACTGCTGTAGGAGAAAACGCTTTATACGCTAATACAACAGGTGCTAATAATACAGCTATAGGAAGGGGAGCACTTGATGTTAATACAACAGGCTCTAGCAATGTAGCTATTGGAGTAGGTAGTTTAGACGCTAATACTACAGCTTCAGATAATGTTGCTATAGGTGTCAATGCTTTAACATCTAATACAACAGGAGCTGAAAATATAGGTATAGGTAAAGGTGCTTTATATGCTAATACTACTGCTTCTTACAACGTTGGAATAGGTGATGGTGCTTTAGGAACTAACACTACAGCATCTAATAACACAGCAATAGGTAAAAATGCTTTAGCAGCTAATGAAACAGGTGCTTCAAACGTAGCTGTAGGTGCAAATGCCTTAGATGCTAATACTACAGCTTCTGACAACACAGCAGTTGGA